CGGCGGCCTCGATCTTCGCCAGCGCCCCGCCGACAAGGCCCTCCAAGACGCCGGCCTGCGCGGCCTGCCCCGGCGACAGGCGCCGGACGCGCCAGTAGAGCGCGGGGCGGTCGCCGTCGGCGGGCTGCATGACGGCGGTGAAGGGCACGGCAGCGGCGCGCAGAACGCTGAGCACGTCCGGCGCGGCGGGGGTCTGTCCGGTTTGGTCAGGCATCGGCGCTCGACTCCGCGTTGACGATGACGATGGACGGGAGGTCGTTGCTGGCGAAGGCAATCGACGTGGTCAGGTCAGCCATCGACCCGCCGACCGTTTCAGTCACGGTCGCCCGGCAGTCCTGCAGGGTGATCGTGATCGTCTTCGCGCCGGTCGCGGTGTCGGTGAAGGTCAGCACCAGATCGCCGGTCGTGTCGGCGGTCTCGGCGATGCGCGGGGCAAAGCTGTCCTTGTCGACGACGATGGTCGCGGTCGCGCGCCGGGGCACGCCGACGGACGGCTCGGCGCTGGTCAGGGCCCCGACCTGCGGGCGGCGGGTCGCGCCGTTGGTGATGGTCGCCTCGGCGCTCTTGACGGTGCCGATGCTGCTACCGCCCCACGTCACGACGCACTCATACGCCTCGGCGAAGACCACCGACGGGTAGGACGGGCTGCCGGCGGACCCGTCGGCGGCGGCGCTCATGCCGATGATGTCGACGTTCCACAGCACCTCGCCGCCGGGCGTGACCGACAGGCCGAGGCTGTTGACCTTGCATCCGGCGTTGAGGATCGACCGGCCGCTGTCTCCGAAGATCTGCTCAATCGTGAGCGAGGGCAGGGCCGCGGCCGGGCCGTAGGTGTGGGTGTAGGGGCCGGTGCCGGACGATGAGGCAGCGCCGAGGGCAGCGCGCATCAACAGCCCGAGGCCGCTGTAGGACGCGGGGATGGTCAGAGCACCGCCGACCTCCACGCTGGCGACGAACTCGTCCTTGACGAACCCGCCGGTTCCGTGCGACAGGCGCCCGCGGACGTTGCGGGTGCGGGTCGAGGTGAGGGTCGACCCGTTGATCGGCCAAGACTTCGTGCGGCTGACGGCCGTGCCGGGGGTGACCTCGACGCCGACCATGACGCCGGAGCCGCGTGAACTGTAGGGGACTGCCATAGGGGCCTCCGGTGTGTCGGTGGGGGTCTATCAGATCAGACGGCTGGAGCGATGCCCACAAGGCGCGCAAAGTGCTTCTCGATGCCGGAGAAGGACGACCAGCCACACTGAAACGTGATCAGAGAGTTGCCGGATGAGCATTGCGCCTGCGCATAGACTGTGACACCCGATGCGTCCACCCATGCGCGCACGCTGCCGACGATGCCGCTTCCCGACGCCGTCGCGTACACCCATTCCAGATCATCAACGACGGCTGATCCGTTGTAGAGCGCTCCGTCGTTGTATAGGAACCGCGCCCCGAGCGGCAAGACGAACGCACGCGCCTCGCCGGCCGCGATACCGAAGGATGGGGACGCTGTTGGTGTGGCGGATGCCGTGCTTTGGTTCCACGATCCGCCGTCGCCCAGGATCATGTGTGGGCCGGAAACAGGCGCCAGCGCGTTGATCAGGTTCGCGCTGATGGTGGACACCAGCGCGCCAGTCGACGGGTCGGCTGACACGGTCGCCGCAGTCCCGAAGTGCAGGTAGACCACGACCTCAGCGCCAGCCGGGGCGGATGCTGGCACGCTGACCGTGAAGCGAAACTGCGCTATCCGGCTTGCGTACGACGACGCGCCATCGCGAGTGTGTGCAAGCCTTGTGCCGTCGGCGTCACAGATCGCAACGTTGTAGAAGTTGGACTGAACGTTCTCCCAAAACAGCGTGTGTTGCTCTGTGACGGTCATCTGCGCGACCGCAGAGCCGCCCGGGGCAACAGCCGATGTGGCAGCAACGGCGGACATGCGGAAGTTGTAAGTCTGCCCGTCCGGGCTACGTCCCCAAGCCATTAGGGCACCGCCTGCCACTGCCATCGGACAGTGAGGATCGCGGTTGCGCAGCCCACGGGCACGCCGACGTCGGCGGCCGCGGACGGCGCGGTGAGCTCGCCCAGCACAACGTCCCGCACCGTCGCCCCAAGGGTCCGGTCGGTCAGGGTCGCGGCGCGCACGCGCTGCCACAGACCCACGGCGGCGATGTCTCGGGACAACGGGGTATCCGCCGTGCCCTGCGCCCACATGCGCAATTCAAGGGTCGTCACCGTCTCAGCGCGAGTCAGGGCCGCAGGGGCGGTCACGTTCACCGACGACGTGATCATCCGCCATGCCACACAGTCGCCGGTCACTGCGGGGCGGTCAGTCGCGCCGTAGGTCACGCGCTCCGCGGTCAGGCCCGACGCGGTGAGGAGCATCGTCCCCACGGCGGCCATGACGTCGGTGATTGTGGTATCGCGGTCAGACACGCTTGAGCTCGGCGGTGATGTTGCGGGCGAGGACTTTGGGCAGGTCAGCAGCGGCGCGGTCGGCGGCGGGGCGCAGGAAGGGGCGCGCGCGGATGGTCACCTGCTCCACCAGCATATACCACAGCGCGCCGGACGGCCGGTGCTTCAAGAAGAGACGCCCCGACTTGGCCTTGATGACGGTGAAGAGGCCCGCGCCGGACTGCCGCAGGGGGCCGCCGTAGCGGTCAGCACCCGCCGGGGTGCGCGCAGGTGGGAGGGGGATGCGGAGGTAGCGCGACCGCTTCGGGGTGATGGTCGCGCCGTATTCGTGCGTCCCGGCGTAGCGCACAGACGCCCCATCCTTGAGCCGCCCGCCGGCGCTGATGACTGCCTCGGGGCCCTCGGGTGTGTCCCGCACGGTGCCGGCGACCGACCGGAAGAGGTGGCCGTTCTGCCATAGCCCTTGGCTGCGGACGTTGGCCTTGCTGTAGCTCTCCCCTCGCATCGCCACTTCAACCATCGTCCGCTGGACTGCCGCACGGAAACCGCCGGCCCCGAGCCTCTTCAGCATCGCAGCGGCCTCAGCGGGGGTCATCAGACCACCGGAACGACGTAGCGGGCGATCATCTGGCGCACAGCATCGGGCATCGTCTCGGGGCGCAGGGACGTGGAGATGCCGGCCTCGCTGACAGAGGTCCGGCCTTGGCCGTGCCGCAGGTCGAAGAGGTGCCGGGTCAAGACCGCGACGGCGTGTGCCAAGTCATCGGGCAGGGTCGCCCACCCCGCGGTCACGACGGCGCGCACAGACCGGCGGGTCAACGGCAGGGGCGGGTATGACGGGGCGATCTCGATCTGCGATGTCCGGGCGTCGAGGGTGTAGCCGGTGCTGTCCCGCAGCGTCGAGGTGTCCCAGACCCGCGAGGTGGAGACGTGCAGGGACGTGACGGCGGTGATGTTGGGCACCCTGACGAGCAGGGTGTAACCGTCCTCGGACACGACCACTTCGGGCTCAATCAGGGTGTAAGTCGTGGACCCGAGCGTCGGCGCGCCGTTGTCCGGCATCGCGGAGCAGAGCGCCGCGGCGATCATCGCGTCGGCCACGTCGATCAGCGTCTCGATCTTGCTGTCTTCAGCCGTCCCGGTCAGGCCGGGGATCTGCAGGCGCGCGGCGGCGGCGGTGATCACGGGCACGGGGGCACCCCATACGGGTCGGTCGGTTCGGCGGGGCCGTCCGGGGCGTCGGGGTCGCCCGGGGCGCGCTGGGGGCCCGGGGCGGTGACCAGCCGGCGCGTGAGGTACGCGGGGCCGGCCGGGGCGCGGCCTACGGCTGCGTAGGCGCGCGGGAGGGGATGGTCGGGCGCCGGGCTACCTGCGACCGCGGGGGCGGCTGCAGGGGCCTCAGCGCCCGGCAGGGCGGCCCCCGCCGGCGTGGGGGCGTCGGCGGGGGCGCGGGGCATCAGACGCGGACCTCTTCGCAGAGGAGCGAGTAGCGGCCGTAGATGGCCACGCCCGACGCGGTGACGGCCTTGTTCAGCTTGATGGCGGCGCCCGGCGCGATCTCAAGGATCGTGCCGACCGCGGCCGACGCGAAGGTCAGGGCAATCGGCGTGGTCGCGGCGAGGTCGCCGGTGCCGCCGCTGCCGCTGGTCCGGGTGTCGAAGCTGTGCAGCGTGGTCGCGCCGTTCGCGAGGGTCACCGTCGCGTAGTTGGTGTCGTTCGCGGTGACGGCAGCCTGCGGGGTGAAATACCCGCTGATGATGCGGAGCTTCACGGGCAGGGGGTTGACGTACACATCGCCGTCGACGGTGCCGGCGGCGGCACGGATGAGCAGGAGGTCAACCTGCCGGGTCATGGGTTGGGACATGGGGTCACCTCAGATGGGCGCTGGGGGTGGATCAGGAGGCGTTGTAGCCGTACACGACGTTGACGATGCTGCCGCTGGTCGGCGCGCTCGCGTGGTCGGGGCTCTCGAAGGCGTAGCGGCCGGAGGCCACCAGCGCGCCGGTGTTGTTGAGGATGTTGACGTCGCTCTCGACGCGCAGGCCCTGGCGGGTGCCGAGGATGTAGCGGTTGAGGTCGACCATCACCACGCCGCCCTTGGTGTTGCTGCCGCTGGTGGCGTTGTGGACGCCGGCGGTGTCGAAGGCGCCGGTCTCCGCGCCGGTGCGGCCGAGCGGCCACGCGCGGATGACGGGGCGGCCGCCGATGGCGGCGACCTGCCCGCTGAGGATGGTCGCCTGCGGGCCGAACTTCTCCAGGGTCGCGACCTGATCCATCGTGCTGAACTTGCTCAGGATCTCGGAGAAGGAGGCGAAGACCGCGACACGGGACATGTCCTGCCCGCAGCCGGCGCTCATCTGGCTGTGCATCTCTTGGATCTTCGCGAAGGTGTAGGTCGAGGCCAGATCCTTCTTGGCCGCGGTGCCGATGTCCAGCGCGCGGGCGCGCAGGCCGAGGAAGCTCCGACGGTGGTCGAGGCTGCCGCCGACCGCGCTGCCGCCCGACGGGGTGCCGACCGGGAAGACGCCCTCGGGGGCCCAAGCGGTCAGGCTGTCCTGATGGGTGGCGTTGGTGTCGCCGTTGATGATCGCGTCGAAGAGGGCGAGGGACATGGCCTCGGCGATCTGCGCGCGGAGCTCGGGGAGGTAGCTGATGATGCTGTCAGCGTCGGCGTTGCGGTCGTAGATCACGGCGCAGGCCATGTCCTTGACGGCGTAGGCCAGCGAGGACGTCCCCATCGCCGAGGTGATGAAGTCGGCGGCGGCCGAGGCGCTGGCGGCGCCCTGCAGGTAGGGGCGGGGGCGCGCGGTGCCGAGCGGGCTCTTGACGTTCTTGTCGTTGAGCGTCTTCTGCACGAACAGACCCACGGGGCTGTCCATAATGGCCGCGGTCGCGACGCGCATCATCTCGGGGAGCATCACCTCGCCGGGGATGAAGTCGGCGCCGTTGCCGCTGCTGACGCCGAAGACGCGCCGGATGGTCGCGACGCCGTCGTTGGTCAGGCCGTTGCGCTGCAGGCGGTCGGACAGGCGGGCGAGGATATCGCCGCCGTGCTCCAGGGCCGCCCGACCGAACTCGCCGCCGGACGCGCGCCCGACGTTCAGGCCGCGCAGGGCGAGGCGGACGTAGAGGGCCTCGAACAGATCCTTGATCTCGGCGTGGCCCTCGCCGAAGGTGCGGGTCGACGTGAGCAGGCCGTCGGCGCGCTCGGTGTGCTGCTCGCTGCCGAAGGCGATCCGGCGGGTCGCGCCGAAGAGCTGGAGGCTGTCGTCGCGGCCGAAGCTGCGGGTCAGGCTGGCGGCCGGGCCGTCGAAGGGCGCGGGGGTGCCGGCGATCTCGCGGGCCTTGAGCTTGGCGATCTCGCCGTCGAGCTTGGCGACCTCGGCGGTCTGGCGCTCTTGGGTGAGCTTGACGTCACCGATGTTGCGCTCGATGTCCGCCTTGGCGGTGTTGATGGCCTTGCCGACGAGGACGTCGACCTGGGCCTGGAGGGTGCTGCTGTCGGCCATCGTGGCCTCCTTTGGGTGGATGACCGGGAGGGCCGCCCGGCGCGGAGGGAAGGGGT